CAAACAACTGCTGCACATCGTCTTGCGGTGTAGAGAGACTGCTGTTCCAGCCTGCCACACGGTTTTTGAATTGGTTTTCAGACTTGTAGAAGTCCACGCGAACACCTGTACCGTCATTCTCGCTGTCCTCTACAAGCATAGTACCTGTTGAGAGAGCCTGCTCAAACATCATCTCGATACGAGCGTCTGCGCCGTCAATAACACGTGGGACATCGTTAAGCACCTTTGCTGCAATAGTCGCCTCGTCCGTGCCGCGTGCAATAGCCACATTCAGGTCGGAGATGTTCTTTTCCCCTTTGCTGAACTTGAGAGCAATCTTCGACAGTTTGCCACTTGCGGTTGCAAGCGAACCGCGTTTCTTTAACGGAATAGAAGCGTCCATTGCCACTACATCGGCAGCCACGATGACATTGTTGAGTTCGGTAGCACCCCAACTGAGGTCTGCGCTATACTCTTCTGTCAACATAGACTTGTAGAGCAAGGTTGGCTTGTTTTTCTCTCCGTTGTACTTTTCTGTGATTTTACCAATCACTTTCCCGAAGTATTTCTCTACAAATTCGGGAAACAATGATACTTGTTTTGCCATAGTCGTACTAATTTTGATTGGTTACACACTTACGCATACAGGAACTGAATCTGCGATAATGCAGTCTTTATTGCGCTCGTAACAGGGTACGGACTTGCAGCAGCGTTCACCTGACCGATAGTCAGAATGGCAGCGCGTGCGTCCTTTACTGATACACTTGCTTTCAGCACTCCCACATACGAATAACCGCTTGGCAGCGAGCCGTATGCTTCACCACCTTAAGCCACAGGCATAGGCTTGTAGTCGTTGTCCTTTGCGATGATGATATGACCTGCTTTGATGACTTTGACATCACTTGCCACATCTTCGACATTCAAGGTACGACCACCCGGAATATCGCCAAGGGCTTTCACGATTACGATACTGTCAAGCCCACTCTGAATTTCGTGAACATCACGATTGAGGTTTGTAGTTGCCATTTCGTTTTTCGTTAATTGATTAAACATTGATGAGTTTTCCAACAACAGCGTCGGTTTCGCTCTCGGACGCTTCTTTTGGGTTTGCGTTCTGTTGCTTGCCGCCTACTGCGTTGGGTTTGCCGAAGACAGCCCCTTTGGCATTGATGTCGTTACCTATCTGCTCAACCTCCGTCTTAACCTCCGAGAGTAGTGTATCGAACTCTTCCTCGGTGAGCGTATCAATACTTGTACGCTCGTAGGCTTTGCGAAGTGTAGCAGGCAGGTTTTCAATCTCCGCATTGAGTTTCTGTCTGCGACTTGTCGAGGTGCGCTCCATCTCAAGTTTGTTCAGTCGTTCTGTCAACGCCTTGTTGGCATCAATGATAGACTGCGCCCAATCAGGTGTGCCCTCTGTGCTTTTGGGTTGCTTTTTTGTGTCTGTAGGCTCGCCTCCCTCTATAGCCTTGCCGTCTTTCAGACCATATTTCTGCTCGTAATTGCGAACAGCGGTCTGTTGGGCTTCGGTAGCACGGCTGTCTCCGTAACTATCGATGACTTGCTGAATTGTAACCCCCTCGACAGCGGTTGCTACCTGTTCAGCGGTGGTGGCAGTCTTTGCCAACTTATCGGCTATCCTACCAAGAATTTGCTCACTGACCCCCTCAAATTTGGCTTTCAGTGCTTCAATAATTTTCTGTTTCATCAGTTTTATAGATTGATTTCGGCGACAAAGATACTATAAAATTCGTAAACACGCAATATATTCGACGCAAATAATGGTATTTTACGCATTTTTAATCGACTATTCTACTGACCGTTACGAGTTTTGTGTGAAAAATTACGATTTTTTTTCGTCAAAAATTTTGTCGTATCAAAATTTAGCAGTAATTTTGCAGCGAAATTTTGAAAGAAATAGAATATAAAACCGAAATAGTTACGTATTAGAATGAAAGCGACTGCTTCAATGCTCAACTACAGTTCAACTGAAATCAATGCGGATTTCAGAATTAAAATTTACGGGGTGGACAGAAACGGCAACCGCATAAACACCTTGGTGGGTGTTTCCGGACTACTCGGTCTCATCGGTGTGGAACTTGCTAACAAATTTTTGGAGCGTGCTTATCATTTTGTCTCGGATAAGACTATCTGCAAACTGCGTCGTGGTTTGAAAGTGACTTTTTACAACAAGTAAATAATCAACTCAATTATAAACAAATTAAAATTTTACGATTATGGAATGCTTTTCATTTAATGGGAAAACGGCTGTTTTAGGTCGCACGGTAATGGGCAGTAAAACACGCTGGATGGTATATTACTACAATGGTCAATACAAAGGTCAGTGTGCTTGCCAAACAGCGACAAATCATTGTTCTACAAAGATGGCGGCAAAAGCAATCAACAAGTTTCTCGGCAGCGAGGTTGTGTATGCTTTCAATGACATTTCTGTTATGCCTAAATAAGATAACCAATCGTATAACCAAATAAATTTTCATCACAATGGAAACAACTCTTCAACAAGGACTTAACGAAGTCGTAATGAACAAAGTTCAGAGAATGATTGACGGCAAGGCTGTCGGAGTACAGGCTACAATGGAACGTCTGTTAAGCGAGGGTCGTATAGCCCAAGACTACATTGCTCCGCTTGGTGTGAATTTGAAGCACGCTGGTGAACGCCCCATTATCACTTTCGCCGGTGATGACGGCTTGGAGATGAATATGCCCGACGGTACATTCTCGCTCCACACCAACGCGGTTGGTCAGTTGGCAGACCGAATGGGTATTCCGTCACGCTACTTGAAGACACTTGCGTCGGGAGAGCCTTGGCAAATGATGTTGGCTGCAGAGATACTCAACCAACACTCCGACTGGACACAACGCAGCCGAGTGCTCGTTCGTGCGGTGGGCAATCAGGTGCGTGGTGTGTTGTCCGACTCCTATCGCCGCCTAAACAGCGTGCAGATACTGACTGCTTTCGTTGAGGAAGCAGCAGAACAGGGTGCTGTTATCAGCGATGCCTATATGACCGACACAAAGGTGTGGGCTGAAACGATACTGCCAACGCCTATCTCTATTCCTACCAAGAACAATGGCGAGGTGATTATCTTTGCAGGTGCGCGGTTCTCTACCTCCGACTATGGCGATGGTGCGGTTGATATGCGTACGTTTCTGCTCAACGGTGCTTGCCTGAACGGTATGGTGCGCGAGAGCGTGATGAAGCAAGTGCATTTGGGTAGTCGCTTGCCTGACAGTCTTGCGTTGTCGGAACGCACCTACAAACTTGATACCGAGACAACTGTGTCAGCCGTCCGAGACCTTACTCGTGGCTTGTACTCGAAAGACACGATAATGCAGAAAGCGTTGGAGATACAGGGTGCAAGCGAAATAGAGGTGGACTTCGACCGTGAGTTGAAGAAACTGCAACAGGGCGGCTCTATACTCAAAGCAGAGCAACAAGCGGTGGAGAAACTGCTGATGAACAATAATCCCGATGACGGAGTAACAGGCAGTGCTACTCTTTGGAAACTCACCCAAGCCATCACCGCCCATGCTCGCGAGGTCAGCCCTGAAAGAGCAAGAGAGTTGCACGAGATTAGCGGCAATCTGATGAACCGCGTTAAGTTGGCTATGTGATTATCAACTGTTACTCTCGTATCATTTCTATCTCTGCGAGAGTAACACCAAATTTTCTTCAACAATGAAAACAATAGATGAGCAGTACAACGACATCAAAAAGCAGTACCCCAATGCGCTACTTCTGTTTCGCTGTGGGGACTTCTATGAAGCCTATCACGAGGATGCCGACAAAGCAAGTAAGATACTCAACATTACGCTGACAAGACGAGATGGTATCGATGGAATGCATATGTGCGGTTTCCCATATCACGCCTTGGACTCATATCTGCCAAAACTTGTCCGTGCAGGCTTGCAAGTTGCTATTTGTGACCGCCTTGATGAACCAAAGCCCGCAACCAAACGGAGTGTGACGGAACTTGTTACGCCTGTAGCACCTACGGCAGGACAACTACAAGAAGAGACGCCTGTGAAAGAACCGAAGCAAGCATTGCTACCCAAAGGACTGACTAAAAAGACTGCCGACAAACTGCAATTGTCGCTGTTCGATGAGCACCCATCTGATTACCTACTGCATTTCCGAGACGAGGTGGCTAAAGAACTGCTGGTGCAGAATTATAAGCAGGGAATACAGCCCGACTTCGCTGCCCAACTTGCTAACAGCCTTGTCAGGCGGTTGTATGGTATTGACCTCAAAATGGTGGAGTAACCT